AGGCCGCTGAATGCCGTCCTGTACGAGGAGGACGGCTACACGACGTACCGCATGGGCAAGACGGGTCTGGATACGGTCAAGGAGAAGACCGCATACCGCATCACCTACGAGTACACCGAGGCTGAGGACGAGCTTGTTCCCGTGATGGAGGAGAACTACACATCGCTTCCAATCGTGCGCATGTACGGCTCTAGGCTGAGGCAGAGCACGCTGGTCGGCATGAGGGAGTCCATCGACGCCTACGACCTCGTGAAGAGCGGATTCGCCAACGACATGACCGACTGCGCGCAAATCTACTGGATAGTCGAGAACTACGGAGGCATGACGGACGATGACCTCAAGGAGTTCCTAGACAGGCTGAAGCTCAACCACGTGGCCAACGCCGACACTCAGGCTGGCGGGAAGGTCACGCCGTACACCCAAGAGGTGCCGTACGCCGCGCGTCAGGCGCTCCTCACCGAGCTAAGGAACGGCATCTACGAGGACTTCGGTGCGCTTGACGTGCACACCGTGGCGGCGGGTGCCACCAACGACCACATCGACGCAGCGTACCAGCCATTGGACGAGAACGCCGCAGACTTCGAGCATTGGGTCAGCGATGCAATCGTGCAGCTCCTTGCCTTGCAGGGCATCGAGGACACGCCCATCTTCAAGCGTCAGCGAATCAGCAACCAGAAGGAACAGGTCGAAATGCTCGTGCAGGAGGCCGCTTGGCTTGACGAGGGCACTATCCTCCGCAAGCTGCCCAACCTCTCGCCTGACGAGGTTCAGGCCGTTCTGATGGCAAACGAAGACGCGGACATGGCTCGTGCTGGCATCGTCGGTGAAGACGCGGAATAACTCGGAGCTGCCATGGCAGACCAAGCCCACGACTGGACAGACGAGCAGATTGAGGCGCTTGAGCGCAAGTTCAACTCGACCTACTCTCAGGCCGAGAGGGAGATGCGTGCGAAGCTTGACGAATACCTCAAGGACTTCGACAAAAAGAACAAGGTCTGGCAGGCAGAGGTTAAGGCTGGCAAGACAACGCACGAGCAGTATCAAAAATGGCTCAAGTCTCAGTCATTGAGGCGCGAATATTTGTCTGACATGTGTGATACGCTGGCGGCAGACGCTTCGAGGACGAATCAGCTTGCATTCGACATGATTAACGACGAGCTGCCAAGAATCTACGCAGAGAACGCCAACTATGCCGCCTACAGCATAGAGTCGCGGCTGCACAGCAACACGCACGCCTTCGACCTAGTCGACCAGTCGACCGTCAGGAGACTCATGGGGCTTGACGATGACGGTCAGGTGATAAAGGAGGTCGTTCTCTCGGAGGAGGAGGTATCCCCACCGCTCAGGACGCTGAGGAAGGTCAACGTCAAGAAGGCCAAGGACGTCCGCTGGAACAGGCAGAAGTTCAACGCCGCCCTTACTCAGAGCATCCTTCAGGGCGAGTCGATACCCAACACGGCAAAGAGAATGGCCCGTGTCCTCAACATGGACAAGAACATGGCCGTCCGTGCGGCAAGGACAGCCATGACCAGCGCAGAGAACGCTGGCCGCGTGGATAGCTACCAGAGGGCCAAGAGGCTCGGGATAGACCTAGAGCAGGAGTGGCTAGCGACTCTCGACGAGCGGACGCGCGTCACCCACAGGCTGCTAGACGGGCAGCACGTCGAGGTCGGCGGGAGCTTCCTGCCGGACGGATACGGACCCAAGTACAGCATCAGGTTCCCCGGTGACCCGGAGGCACGTGGTGACATGACTTGGAACTGTAGGTGCACTCTTGTGGCTTGGTTCCCAGAGGACGCGGAGGAGTCGCTAGAGGGCCGATTCAGCAGGCTTCCCAAGGGCATGACATACGAGGACTGGAAGGGGATGAAAGAGGACGAGCGGAAGCGCGGAGTCACAAACGATAAAAACCCCGAGACGTTAGCAGGTGTCAAGAGGGGGAAGCCCATGACCTTCGACGAGGCCAACGAGCTAAGGGGAAACCCGAATTACAGATTGTCGGACTCGCAAGAGTACAAGAGCCTGCAAAAGAAGCTTGACGATGCAAGGGCCGAGCAGGACAAGCTTTACGAGGCCATGTTCATGGCCGGACAGGTCGACACGAATGAGATTGCAAGGCTTGAAGGCGTCATCAGCGAGACTCGGAAAAGGATGAGCGAGCTGGCTAAGATGGAGGCTAGCTTCCACAACAACTGCCAGACGTGCGTGGTGGCAAACGAAGCGAGACGCAGGGGGTACAACGTTCAGGCTACAGGCAACACAAAAGGCTCAGTAAACTCTAGGGTTGCATACCAGACCAACCTAGCATGGATTGACCCTAAAACCGGGAGACATCCTGAGTACATCATCTATGACGGGGAAGGCAAGGAGGACTACGCTGGCAGGCCCATACCCACCTACGCGAGATACGTCAAATGGCTTGAGGGTGATGGGACCATCGAGGAGGGCGCTCGCTACACAATCGAGTTCTGGTGGAAGGGGCGCAGCTCATCAGGCCACATCGTATCCATTGAAAGAACCTCAGAGGGCCTGAGGATGTACGACCCGCAATGCGGAGAGTCCTATGATGGCAAGGGAATACGGGAATACCTCAAGAGGGTAAAATACAAGTCAAGCATACGCGGGACGCAGATAGCCGACGGCCCGCAGCTCCTAAAGGTGAGCGACTACGACTTCGACCTAGACATCTGCGAGCAGATACTGACGGAGGCTAAGCATGATTCCTAAAGACATCGAAGCCGAAGCCGAGTCCGTTGGAGCGGAAAGCTTGGAGGAAATAACGCTCTCAAACGACGAGGTCGTGTACCTGCTGGGGTTCAGCGGGAAGGTCGGACTCCCGGTGTACCTACACTATGAGGACGGCATTATCGTCACATCCACATACGAGCAGTCGATGGCACTTTTCGACGAACCAGCCTACATAGGGGATGAACAGTAATGGCAGATAACGTCATAGTCGTTGCCGACAACACCAAGCAGGTTACCAGTGCCATGAAATCGGCTATAGAAGCGGCCCTAGAAGAGATAGGCCTTGTGGCTGAGGGCGCGGCCAAGCGTCTCTGCCCCGTCGACACGGGACGCCTGCGCAACTCCATAACGCACGCGCTCATGGGTGATGACTCCGTGGCAATCGGCACCAACGTCGAGTACGCAATCTACGTCCACGAGGGAACGAGCAGGAGCAAGGGCGTCCCGTTCCTCAGGCAGGCGGTCTTGAACAACAAGTCACGGTTCGAGTCGATTCTGAGGAAGCACGTCGGCGGCTAAAAGACTCAAAATTGTCGGCGTGGTTGGCATGGAAGTATGCTATAATATAGCCGTCAGGCGGGGAGGGGCCTCGCAAATGACGAAGGGAGCACACCATGCAGTTCAAGTACTTCAAGGCCGACCACATGACCACCATCGAGGACGCGAAGAAGCAGTACATCAGGCTCTGCCTCCGCTGGCACCCCGACCGCCCGAACGGTGACCTAGAGGCCATGAAGCAGGTCAACGCCGAGTGGGACTACCTGCAGAAGCACAACTACAACATCCACCAGTCCAAGGACGGCGGCACCTACACAGACTGGTCGCAGGACGTGCCGGATGACGTGACCGACGCCTTCGCCGACATCATCTCGCAGCTCGTGAACATGGACGGGCTTGAGATTGAGGTGTGCGGCTCTTGGCTCTGGGTCGGTGGGAACACCAAGGAGCACAAGGATAGCCTCAAGGGCATGGGGATGCGCTGGGCAAGCAAGAAGCGCCGCTGGTACAAGGCCCCCAAGGACTGGAAACGCAAGGCCCACCGAGAGCTGAGCATGGACGAGATTCGAGACAAGTTCGGCTCCCAGCATGTGCAGGGCAGGCAGCGCGTGGCGCTGACCGCGTAAGGAAGGATGGACGTTGGCAACCAACTACCAGAGGGGAGCAGACTTCGAGCGGACGGTGGCGAGAGACCTAGAGGGCCACGGTTACGTCACCGTCCGCTCGGCAGGCTCACACAAGCCCGCAGACGTGATTGCAATGCTCGGCGGCCGCACGATTGCCATACAGTGCAAGCGTGACGGCGTTCTCAGACCGGAGGAGTGGAACAAGTTCTGGGAATGGGCGAAGGTAGCAGGGGCGACACCGATTCTTGCAAGTAAGGGTCCGCGAGGAGGTGGTATAATCTATCGCAGATTGACCAGCAGTAAGGACGGCAGGGGCCGTCAGCCGTGGGAGTCTTGGACTCCAAGGATAGAAGGGTACTAGTGATGAAGTTCAGGGACTTGAGAGCAGACGAAATCGAAGTAAGGGTAAGCAGGGTCACGCAAGCAGGCGTTGAGCTGCTGCTCTACAAGACGAGCCGCACAGACATGGACATCCTTGACGAAACGGTAGGCCCAGAGAACTGGCAGACCGATTACAAGGAGTTCAAGGGGACGATGTTCGGCGGAATCGGTATCAAGTGTGGCGATGAGTGGGTGTGGAAATGGAACGCTGGCGCACCGTCTAACATGGAGGCCCAGAAGGGCGAGGCATCAGATGCAATGAAGCGCGCTGGGTTCACATGGGGCATCGGCAGGTCGCTATACACCGCTCCACACATCTTCGTCTATGCCGACAAGTGCGGCAAGATTCAGCAGGGCAAGAACGGAAAGATGCAGTGCTACGACCAGTTCCACGTCGAGAAGGTACGCATCGAGAACGGACAGATTACGGGCTTGAGCATCTGGAACGACACCACGGGGCATCGCTGCTTCACGTGGGTGAAGGAGGACTGATGGACAACAACGAGGTCCGCCTGCGCGGCACCGTAAAGCGCAACGCCGAGGCTGGCGAGTACAGAGGCGGCAAGATTCTCGATTTCGCCATAGCTGTCTGGAACGACACCAACCAGAGGTACGACGTGTTCGACTGCCGCCTGACCAGCGAGAGCGCAGCCTACGAGCAGCTTGATGGGTTCGTCAACGAGGGCGAGGCGATTGAGCTGGTCGGCCACCTGCAGAAGTCCAGCTACACGGGGAGGGAGCGCGTGGCTGGCGTGATGATAGAGGTGCGTCACACAGAGGTGGTCGTGTACGTGGACGCAATCATAGAGACGGAGGACTAGCATGGGCATCAATCGCTGCAACATCAGCGGCAACATCGGTCGCGACCCTGAGCTACGTCAGACCCAAGGCGGGACGCAGGTACTTACCTTCTCACTGGCCGTGTCGGACCGGAAGCGCAACCCGCAGAGCGGCGAGTGGGAGGACGTGACCAACTGGATTCCCTGCGTCGTGTTCGGCAACCGCGCCGAGAGCCTGAGCCGATTCCTCTCTAAGGGGACAAAGTGCGCGGTCGAGGGCAAGCTGCGCCAGTCATCCTACAAGGACAAGAGCGGCCAAAACCGCAGCAAGATTGAGGTCATCGTTGACGAGGTTGAGTTTTTGTCCCGTCAGAGCGATTCTAAGGCTCAGAATCAGCCGCAGCAGCAGCAACCGAACAACTACACCAAACAGCAGCAGAACGGGGCTTATTCGGCCTCTCAGCAGCCGCAGAATGACTATTACTCGGAAGATTGTCCCTTTTGATGCCGTAGCAATCGTCGAGTCGGTGTTCGGTCATGTGGAGGTGACGCATGCAGCAAGACCTGTACAGCGAGCGTGAGTCGCTTAGACGCAAGCTCGACCAGTGCATAAGGATGCTCAGGCAGACGGCATCCGACTACGCGAAGGCCGACAGAGATTACAACGTGGCCGTCAGGGCGTGCTGGATGCGTCTCAGGGATAGGGATATGCCAATCGGCATGATTTCAAAGGTATACAAGGGCGAGGAAGACGTTGCCGACAAGCGCTTCAAGCTGATAGAGGCCGAGGCCATGAAGGACGCGAACAAGGAGGCCGTCATGAGCTACAAGCTCCAGCTCCGTCTGGTCGAGGAGCAGATTCAGCGCGAGTTCTCAAGCCCTTCGATGGGAACGGGGTCGATGTGAGCAAGAAGCCAAGCCTTTACAACAGGCGCGAGGACGGCTGCTGGCTCTGTGGCAACCCGAACGTCGAGGAACATCACATACT